CCCTGTTGGGGAATTGCATTCTTTGCGAGAAGCATCTCGTCTGCTTTCTGATAAACAATCTGCTTTATAATATTCTCAAGCGAGATGTCTGCGTCAGAGGTTGTTACACCAAAATTATGTTTTTCCATTTCAATCACCTTATGCGCTCGCTGTGTACTGGTTCACAAGGACTTTGATATGCTTGGTTGCTACTGTAGCACCCGCATTCTGGTCGGCTGCTTCGAGAGCAAATCCGACAATTTCCCCTGCGCCACTCTTCTTATCGACTTCACCGATTGCAACAGTTTCAAGAGCATCGCCAATTGCGATTGCCACGTTGGTTGCAATAAGACACATCTCAACTACGTTACCGTTGATGAGAGGAAGTACAGCGACCTGAACATCTGCAACTGCAGTTCCAGCGAGATTCTCTGACGACTTCATAGCATAACCGTCAGGGCGCTCACCAGCACCACAAAGATCCATTTCATTCGCAACTGTGTTTTTCTTGAGCAGAATACCAGCGTATGTAACTGCTGTATTCATGTTGTATGATACACCGGGCGACTGAACACCCGCAATAAATCCGCCTGCCATTTTAGTTCACCTTTGGTTTTAAATACTTTTTAAATTGATCTCCAATGCCGTTTTCTCGCATCAGTTGATCGAGTTTAGACTCCGCACTTGACACAGGAGCAGGAGTCACAATTGGAACTGCTGATGTGGTTGCAGGAGTTGTTTTCAATACATTCTCTTTGACCGAAGAGAGCACAGATATTCTCTGTTCTGCTGATAATCCAGCACCGATTTTCTCTGGTTCTCTTAGTCCAATACCCTTCAGTTCACCGACTAAAGTACTTGCCTTCTCGTTAAGCAATGCTTCATACTTGACTTTATACTCGTCATTAGCAGGAGCAACTGCAGGAGCAGGCGCGGGTTCTGCAATAGGTACTGTCATTGGCGCAACTGCTGCTACTGGTACTTGTACCGGAGCAACAGACTGTGCTTCAAACTTCGCAATCTGTTCTTTGAGTGTCTTAATCTCTGCCTCGAAGTCAGCCTTTACCTTTGATACATCTGCCTCACTAAAGGACACAGGTGTAGTTGGCTCTGCAACTGGTATGAAGGCATATGTTCCATCAGGATTAGACTTCATTGTGTAATTGACCATTATACTACCGTCCTCAAACATCTTCGGTGGCTCTTTATTAAATTCATTATAATGAGCCTTAAGATGATTGTATACGCTTTTCTTATCTGCTGTTGATATATTAGCCTGATTCAAACGAGCCATTGCATTGCTTAACGCGCTCCAGTTCACAGCATGAGATTTTGGCTCATGATGAGGGAACTTTAAGTCACCGAATGATTCTGGAGGCATGTTTGCCGCATAAGCGAAATGCCCTGCGATTTCTCTCTTCTCTGCGTTTGATAGTTCAGTCCATGATGTCGAGGTAAAATCTGCAAGTGTTGGTTTGCTCCATGCTTTATCAGACTTACCATACTCAAATCCATGAGAGGGCGTACTGAAAGCCACTAATGTTTTAGTAACTTTCGTACCACTGATTGCGGGATTGCGAACAAATGCATTACCTGTTATAATGCCACCAACGAAATGACCGTCCTCATCTTTAGTAAATTCGATTTCAGGGGATACTGCATCGAATCCGTCAGAGAGTATTTGCTTTTGCTTAAGTGGATCAAATACAAAACCTTCATAACAAAGAGTATCATCTTCTTTATTATATCCTAGTTTGTATATATAACCACATACATCTCTGTCATCATGGGTTAGATAAGTGGGCATTAGAGTAGGGGAATTAGAAAAGATGTTCTTGCATAACTCTGGTGTAAACGGTATCGTCACACCTTCCCTACTCGTATAACTTCCCGGTCTTGCTGTGACACCAGACACCTTTAAGACCTGTGAGTTTCTCCACTCAATAGGTTCGTTGTCCATAGTGATCACCAAAAACGTAATCTATAAATACAAGTAATATATTGTTTTTGAGATTATATAAAGGTTATGTTAATATAATCTATTTATATTACTTTTTCTCAACATTCCGTACAATATTCTCAGATACATCTCTTGTGTGCATCGAGTCTGAATCGGGAGTATCTGGATATGATCCGTCATCTACATCGCCGCCGCGCTCTGCATTTGCTGCAGTTTGATTGGTTGATGCGCCCGACGTACCCTTTGGTGTTATGTATGGAACCTGATCATTTGTGCGCGCATTATATCCAACAGATTCTCGCAGTTCTGTTTCTGTGAACAAGCCCGTCGCAGCCATAATAGCCAACTGACGGTGTGCTTCCATTTCAGATGCCGCAAGTGACAATTCGATTTTAATATCAAGTTTCTCTACAGGGAGTGTTGGATCAATCTGTTTTATACGCTCACGCAGTATATACAGCATCGATGGTTTGATTTTCTTAGCAATCTGTACAACTTTACTTGATACATAATTACTTATCACAAGTTCTGATGCATATGAACCAGCGCCTTTACCATTCACAGTTGACGGAGGAACATTGAGTGCCGTCCATATATGATCTTCTATCTGTGAGATCAGGGCGTTAACATCCATGTGTGCGCCCATTTCGCCGCCCACTTGTTTGATGTCAACGGTGTCAAGTGTGACATATCCCTGATCGGGAGCCTGCTCTGCAACTGTCGTCACATATGACTGCATGAATGATTCTGCGTCTGCTTTTGCAGCCAGCCGCTTTGCCGTCCATGAAGTTCCATCATATTTATCGAGCGAGTAAACATCAGCCTTAATGCTGTGGTGTTCTCGCGGTACAGAACGTGAACGTGCCAGCACATCCAGAATTGTAATCTGCCTCTTCCACCAAACTGACAGGACTGTTCTGTGTAGCGGTGATGTTGCATATATGCCGAAGGTTCTGCGTCCAAGTCGGTCATTACATATAACTGGTGTGTCTTTATACTTTATATGTATAAACTTACCTTTGGGATACAATGTTCTCTGGAAAGTATTCAATGACTGTTCATTGAGCACCATTATATTTGCTTCAGTATGAATGAATGAGTTATCAATATTGTTGATTTCACTTTCATTACCAATGAATGTAATATATTCAGGTGGCATTATTGTAAGCGATATGTCATTATTAATTGCAAGATAAGCATTACCATAGGTCATAAGCATTTCAGAGAGTGCCTCGAACTGATTCTGCATGTTCATGTTTTCCATGATTTCTGTAGCAAGAGCCAACATTCGCTTTTCATTCTCATCAGTTTCATCACCCATGTTTACAACCGCACCCTTCACAGACTGCGCCACAAGCGTTGAAATCCTGTCGATAGCCCCACCGATTTCTGGTTCCCATGCAATCAACTGCGCATACACATCGTTGTCCGTCATGTTCTGGAACGATGACAGGTCAACCATCTGACCAACGAGGTTTGTCGTTATCTTCTTCTGCGCTGCTATCTGCGTCGAACCCGTCGCGGCATTACCAATCGACTGACCAAAGAATGCCTTCACTTTCTCGAACATGTCGCCTCACCCTCTAATTTATCTGCAAATTCAACACACAATTCCCAAACCCTGCTTCGCTGTTCTACTTCGAGATCAGGATTAGACTCTATTACTGCTTCAAAAAGTTTTTCTATGTTTATATATTTCATCATTCTCACATCCTTAAAAGGTTCTTGCCATCAAGAAGTTAGGGTTCATGTCCATTGGTGCTTTCGTTGAAAGATACCATACCACATTAGCCACACAGTCGGCAACATCCTTACTTCCGTTAAGAGGGTGGTCTACATTTGGTTTATTACCGCCCTTAACAATAAGTTGTTCCATCTCCATCTTTAAATCTTGATTGAAAACTACCTCAAGTTTTCCCTCGCACATCATTGACCGCACTAAATCGTAGTCAACTTTCTTTACAATGTGCTGCTCTGTTACCATTCCCATATCATGAGCCATCTCAATAATGTCAGGGAACATCCATGTATCATGTACTATAGCATAAATACTTAATGTACTTGCTGCACTTTTAATATAATTGCGTATGATTGATGGTTTAATGATTACTTCACCATCTTGTCGTGTAAACTTTGTTACACCATCTACATGAATAATATTATTATCATCTCGCCATCCAACAGCCACACCGAATGAATCGTTCTTGACTGCAGGATCAATTGCCATAACACGCATCTTGCGGTTATCTGGTACGCGAATTGGCTGGTCTAATACGTTACGCTGCTGCTTTAAAACTACGCCATCGGGAAATGCTACACCAGACCACATGCTCGGTTCGCACCCGTAATCTCTCCAAAACGTCGGCATATCGAATTTAAATTCTTCCATCAACTGCGCTTTGCTGATATGAGGGTTCACTTCCCATGTGGGCAACTTGTATGACAGTGTGTTTTCCTCATATTGTGCCTTTGCAAGCAGGGAAGATGTAATAGATGTCGTTGACATCAGAGAGGACAACACAAATATGTGTCCATCCATGCCCAATGTTGCTGTCGCTTTACTTATAGCAGCATAAACCTCTTGCGCGCCCAACTTACTTGTCGTTTCTGCAAACAAATCCATCTCATCAAACAGAACAGCCTTACTTGTTGTACCGCGTCCTGTGTTTGCCCATGAACTGAATGGTTTTATGACCACATGTTTAGACGGCGACACAATTTCTTCAGTCTTTACCTTCCAATCTGTCCAAGACTTCACCCATTCGCTGCCCTCAAGCATGTTTTGCACGTTATAAAAGATGCCGTCCGTCACCTGTCGCTCTGATGGCGCAATAACTGGTATGAAAATTGGCTGCCCCTTCAGCAATTTGTAGTATTCTGATGGGTTTTCGAGCGTACAGATGTCAAAAAACTCATAACACGCAAGCATTCCGCCAAGTGCCGTCTTTCCTGATCGCATTCCAAGTCCAAGTATCAGTTTTTTGTAGTAAGGATCAACCTTGCCCTCATACTTATGCTTATAAAATGCCCTCGTTATCTCTGCCTGCCTCGGAAACATGGGTGTCTTGAGCACTTCTTCAATAAACCATACCGGATCTTGCCTTGCCTTTATCACCGTTGTCATATATTCAAGTGAATCGAGCGATAAATCAGACATTTTATTTCCCCAACAGTTTCTTCTGCGTATCGATTGCTGTCAAAATCTTCTTCTGACAGTCAGGACATACCTGTGTCGTTATGATATTAGTAAGCGTCAAGTAGTTACCCTTCATATCCTGCACAGATTTTTCCAGTTGTGCGGTGTTATCGTCATGTATGACCTTAGTTATGTCACCAAGCAGGCGTAATGTTTCACGTATCTCTTTGGTTAGAGCCGTCACATTGCGTATGGTGTCACCATTTACTTGCCCTGCACCCATAACTTCATCGAGCAGACCATTTAAGTCCACACCGATTTGGTCAAGCCTCTTTATATAGAACTCTTTATTATAACTTCTATTCGCGTCTGAAGGATCAACAAAGGTTGTTTCAGTGTCATGATGATATATGTGCTCCTCAACGTCAACCTTCTTCATACCAAAGGCAATCATTGCCTCTTTGGTGGTCTTGTTGCCGAGCGCCAGCGCCTCTGTCCATCTGCTGCCCCGCCTGTCTTGGCACAACGGGCATTTACTTTTGTCCATTATCCTCACGCCCACGCTTAATTACTTCACACGACACGCTGATGAGCGCTTCAAGTGCAAGTTCATACTCCTTGTCGTATGCCTTCTTGCCTTTGAGTTTGTTCGTAAAGTTCTTTATAGTATCTGCATTCATTCTTTTACACAACCATTACATTTGTGCTGTGGTGCTGCAAATTCAATCTGCGTCATACCACCAGTTGTTGTTGTCGTATAATATGGTGTCGCTGGTACTGCATTAGCACAGCACGACTGATATGGACACGTACTACACTTTGGTACGAAACATGCTGGTCGTCCACTGTATGTATAATTAATAATATCCGTCATAGTTTATTTCCTCTTCTTCGATTGGTCAATAGCAATGGCAACCGCCTGTTTCTGTGGGTATCCATGCTTTTTGAGTTCCTTAATGTTTGTTCCAATATTTTTCTTTCCTTCTTTAAGTGGCATTTAAATCTACCGCCCGCCTTTGCGTTTCTTGCCTTCTGCCCCTTTCTTTACCGTCTTTTGCTTGTTTGGCGCTGCACATGGCATAATTAATCCCCCCTGCTATAAAGTTTCACACCATCGGTGTTAAAGTATTTAAATCGCTGTTCTATCTTGTGCATGACCATTATCCTGAATAACTGGTCATCTTCCATACAAACGTCATCGATTGC